ACCAGATACTGATTGGTTTCTTATAACTCCAATTAATTCATCTGGTTTATCATTATCTGTATCCCAACTATAAATTCCAACATCATAGTTAGTACCAACTAAATTATTATCTAACCACCAGCCAATTTCTGTAATTTTTGCTGCTGTCGCTGGTGAAGTATCTTTATTAGCAATTGCTTGTCCCTCACCATTAATAGTTCTTTCGTTTGGGTCACTTGTGGGTGCAGATGTTACAAACCCACAATTAGTTCCTTTAACTAATGCCATTAAACTTTCTCCGCTATAATTTGTTCTATAAACATATTTTCAATTGCTTTTTCTGCTAAAACATAATTAGCTGATAATGAATCATACTCTACTTTATATGTATTGTCTATTTTAACTTTAATTGGAGCCATTGCTTTTCTTAATTCTGTGTCTTTATCTTTTCTAACTTCGTCTAACTTTTTACGGGTTCTTAATTCATCAATTAGAAGTCTAACTATACTTTCTTCTTCTTCTGTAAATACCATTTTTACCTCCTAAGAATTTAATCATTAACTAGCACCTAGCGTTACTGTCCAATCTATTTTCAATGTATCAGACGCACCTTTAGATATACTTAATCCACTGTTATATGTCATAAGTGTATCTCTAGTTGTTCCTGAGGTTCTAAATATTCCTGCTTCGGTAATTGAGTCGGTTACAACTCCTGCTCCCCAATATGCTGAATAAACTACATCATTATCTGCTGCTGCACTTCCTTGAACTGTTCCACTTAGAGCTATCATACTACTTGCTAAATAATTAGATAAATCTGTAGATGCGGCAGTTTGACCTACTCCACTACCTAGAGCCATATATCCTATGGCTGCTTCGGTTTGGTCAGATAATTGGTCTGCTATGTGTGCATCGAATAATTCTGTAATTGTGTTTGGAATAACTCCAGAATCTTTTAAATTTCCACTAGAATCTCTAAGTTCGTATTCTACTTTTCCTTTTATTCCTAAATTTTCTTTCATGTTTACCTCCTTTCAGCCTAACTGATTACTTTGACAAATTGTGTACTATGTCCGATTTGGTTAAGTTGACTGTCTGCCAATTTTCTCCAAAAATTTGAACTTTGACCTTCACCGATCTCGCTGACACTTAATTCGTCTAATGATAATTTTTCTCCACCTGCCTGAGCCTGAACGAAATCTATTACGTCGGCCTTAGAAAGATTTACTATTGGTGATTGAAATTCTGCGTCTATACTATTTGAACCTATGTTCTCGCCAGTATAATTAGCGACATGTTGTCTGTTCATGTCTATAACTGCAACTAAATTAGCTCCAGATAAACCTGTTGGTACATTGTTAAAACTAGTTTGAATAAAATTAGCTATTGATCCTATTGTATCTAATGCTATTTTATGCTCCTGATGTTATTAACGTTCCATCATTTAATACTCTAATGGGTACTGCGTTTGCTCCGCTTATACCACATAAAATTGAATATGATGCTGCATGATCTCCTGTAAAATCTCCAGTTACCGTTCCGCTTGTGAATGTCATTAATCTTAAATCAGCTGCCATTTTAAGTTCCTGATATTAATCTGTTCCATTCAGATCCCCCCTGTGCTGCGCACATATAAAAGTCTGGACCCTCAATGTCTAATACTAAATCACTACCTACGTTTCCAGTTAAAATATTGTTTGGACTACCTCTATGTAACATAATTCCAGCTACTGCTAGGCCTGATGTTCCTGCACCCTTTCCCATTCCGTCGATAGTCCCTAATAGACTACCTGCTTGTGTTGCCATTTCTTTTTATCCTCCTTGTGTTTGATACTACTATCATGTCTTTCGACTGGGCTTAAAATTAATGCCCATTAATTAAAAATTTTATTAATTAGTTGATTTAACTAGTTGTAATCTTAGAGATTGATTTTGTTCTCAAGTATTGTACGTCAATCCTTTGTGTTAAAACTGCACCTTCCATATCGTATGTAGGTAAAGTTAAACTTTCCATTGTAACGTCTCTTGCTATTGCGATTGCATAAGCTTGTCTCCTATCGAAAATATATCCACTTGTAGCTACTGCGTTTGCTCCTGCGTTTGCACTAAATGATGTTACATTTAATCCAAAAATAGTACCAACTCTTCCAGTACCCATTAATGTAGTATTACCTGCTTTATCTGCTTCTACAAATGTATCAATATTCATTAAGTCACTATATTGTTCTTCTCCTAATAAATAATCTGTTGGATTATAGTCATTAGAACGAACATCGTAAATAGATTCAGCGATATTAGCGATTGTTACTGCTGCTCCACCTGCTGTGGTTGCGTTTGCATTATCCAATTGTGCTAAAATTAAGTTAGTTTCATTATCTGCAAATCGCTTTCCAGCTGTTGCAATATTTCTTTTAAGTAATTCAACTTGTGAATCCTCCATCATCTCTCTAGTGATTCTAATTGCTACTCCATATTTAACTGGAGTAAAACTAACACTATCGAATGAAATATTATCTAATGGAACCTCTGCTCCTTCACTTACTTGTCTGACATCTAATGTGTTTGGTGTCTCTAAGTCCATATACATTGTACTGCCTTTAAACTCAGATGGTCCAATTACAAATGCTGCCATCTCTCTAGGAATTAAATTCTTTTCTACTTCTTCAACTACTCTTGGTAAAATCAATTGTGGGATTAGCGATTGTCCTGCTGTTCCGTCTGCTCTACTTATGTACTCGTTTAATTTTGTCATTGCCATTTAAATGTTTAGACTAATAAGAGCATAATAATCTGTACCAGATGCACTTGTACTAACTGCTCTTCCTATTGGTGTTGCTCCCATGGTTGTTGTTGCTATAGAACCTGTATTTAGAATATTTGCTACTGCTCCTGATCCATTTTGATAGACCTGTGCTCCGCCTGAAACTATTGCTCCAACTGAACATAAATATGCTCCTCTAGTTGCTACAGTTACAAGTTCGTCTGAACCTGCGTTATTTATTGCCATACCATTACAAAGTGCTTCATCTATTGCTCCAATTACTGTTAAATCACCGTCTGCAAAACTTGCTACAGATGAACCAACCATATCAGATGTTCCCGATATTTGTACAAATTGTCCGCCTGAAATTACTTCTAATGCTTTTGCTGAAAAAGTTCTTGGATTAGCTCCGTCTAATACAACTTGTGCGCCTAGTGGGTTTGTTAAAACCATTGTGGTTACCATTAGTTATATATATACGACTTTCTTTGAATTCCGATTGAGTTATATCCTTGATTAAAGGTATAATCTCCTTTTTCTTCAACCTCGTCTTCTTCGTCTTCGTCTTCGTCACTTGCTTCTTCCTTAGGTTCCTCTTTTTCCTCTTTTGGTTCGTCAGCATCAGATGATTCAAGTTTAGTAATTCTTTCGTCAATCTTTTTTAGCAAAGCTAAAACAGCGTCTTCTTTTACTTCCTCAACCTCTTTTGGTTCTTCTTTTTCCTCTTTTGGTTCAACTATTTCCGATTCGGTTTTCTTTTCTTCTTCTGTCATATTATCCTCCTTCTCAGTAATTATAGAATTATCAACTTTTGTTGAATGTAATTTGTATGCGCTATTTAATGCCATACTAAAAGTTGCTCCGCCGTCTGCTGGAACTGCTACTACGCTTAATTCTTTGAATGAAATATTATGTGGAATAATGTCACCATTTTCTGCTTCTTCTATGTCTTCTGGTTTAACGTGAGCACCCACTGATACAGTACTAAGTAATCCGTCTTTGATTAATTGTTTAACTTTTTGGTCTTTGATTATTGCTTTGAATGGTATGTTTCTTAGTGCTTCATCCCAACGTGCAGCATTTACTTTCCCAACAATTGAATCAATAGAATTATCGTGGTCTTTAAGTAATGGTACTCCAATTAATGTATGAGCACTTTTAGCTAACTCTTCACCTATAAATTTATGACCATTAGATGTAGTTGTTTCGTTTATTGCTATTCCATTTATTGTGAAATCACCATCTAGTTCTGCACTAGATTCGATTGGTACGAAATACTCTAAGATTAATTCTTCTGCCATTATAAACTACCTATATAAACCTATGCTAAAAAGAGTTTATATAAATTGATAATCGGTATATATATTAATGTATATTGACAAGTAAACATTTATAAAGATTAAAATCATATATTAATATGGAAGATTTATTATATACGGCTATGATTGAGAATGAAGAATTGTTAAATGAAATTCCTGATGGAATAGATTAATCAATTCGTAAAATTATTGTAACCTTACTATCAACTGGACCCATTACACGAATGTTAAGACTTTCGTTTAACTTGAATTTATCAAATTGGTCATTTACTGCCAAATGAGAAATAGCACCTTGTAGTAATGCTCTAGGTGCATAATAGTTTATTCCTTTATGTTGAGCATTGTGAAATATTAAATAACCAAGTGACGATTCAATAGTTACAGAAACACATTCATCTGAGTCAATTATTAGACTGTTTAAATATCCAGTAATAAGATTGGTATTAAAATCTTGACCAGTCTTCATTTCAATTATATGTTCAAATAAATTAATCGTTCCCAAAATTTACTCTCCGTCTAATTTGAACTCGTTTGGTGGTTTGTTTGTTTTCGCCAGTTATTCCTCTATCTATTGATTGACCTAAATTTATCTGATCCATTCCTGTTATACCGTCTATTTGTTTGCTTACTACTTGGGTACTAATAGATGAACCGCCTATTACGTCATATTCCAAATCACCACAATATTTTTGGTAACTTATTCTCTGTCTCGTTACTGGGTCTATTAAAATCATGTTAAATACCTTTTCATCTCATCCTTCAAGAAATGCTTCCCTTTTTAATTTTTCTTGTCTTTGTATAAATTCATGTAAACATTGTCCACATATCCACATCCCATTCATTAGAGTAAGTGCTGGTCTTACTTTACACTTAGCACATATTGGTCTATTTGAATCTGTTATTTGAACCATTAGTTTACTAAGCCAACAATTGAACTTCTACACATTGGATGCATAGGTGGCATATTTACTCCTGGTGTTCCGTCTTTAGTTAAAAAAACTTGACCGTCTAGTTCTCTACAAATATCAGATGTTCTGTCGTCTATTGCAGATAGGTATCTATAAGTAGTTATATCATTTTCTATATACATATCCTTTAATCCAGCGTTTGCTAGTCTGACAGTTTCAGTCCTGGCGATACTTATTGGTCGTTTACTGGCAGATAAAGTTAATTTTTTTGTTCCGTCTTCTTCTATTTTGACTCTATCTTTTAAATTAATTGAATTTTTTATATCTCTTTCTATTTGTTTGATTGTTTTGTTTTTACGAAAGCCATCTTTTAGGATTATTTTTAATTTGTTTATGTCTCTACTTGGAAGTAACCCTTCGGTTAGGTCTTTTTGTGTTATGGCCAATAAGTCTGAGAACTTTTCTG